ATTAGCATCAGCTCCTGTATCAAACACAACGTTTTGTGCTTCTTCCGCAGCGCCACCATAAATAAATTTAAAGTGTGAACCAGCAACTGGTGAAGGCAATGTAATTGTTCTATCAGATGTGATAGCTGGAATTACAATTAGTCTTCCACTATGTGTAGCATTAGTAAGAGTTGTATCTTCATCTCCTAATGTAACGGGTCCATCACCCATAGTAATGATTTCAGTAACCGTTCCAGTAGTAGTGTTTTTACTGACAGTTTTAAAAGTGTCTTCAGATCTTAATGGACCTGAAAAAGTTGTTTTAGCCATATTATTTGTCTCCATTCCGCCAACATAGTCCGAGACTTTGTCTACCGCACTAGTCTATGTTGACTGTTTATAAGATTGTGCGGTTTCATGACTATACTCTTTTAATGTAGGGAATGCAAATAAAAAGGGGCGCCGAAGCGCCCCTCTTAAGCTTTTAACTTAACGCTGATTATGCGCCTGGTGAACCGTAAATACCACGCCAGTCAGACCAGCCGAAGCTGTATCTTTCTCTAGCTTTGTATCTCATGTTACCTGTATCGAAGTCGCCTTCCATAGCTGTCTTAATAGCTGCTCTTTCGAACATTTTAAGACCGTTAGGCACATCAGTTTTAATGAACCAAGCATCAGTATCAGTTAGGAAGTTGTTCACAGTATATCCCTGTGGAAGCATTCCTTTTGATTTGATAGCGTTGATATCATTATCAGCAGTGCTAGTTCTTTGGTTAGACGCCATAAGACGCTCAGCAGTAAATTGTAGGTCAGCTGGTATAATTAGTTTCATACCACGAGCTGCAATTTTAAAGCCTCTCTCGTCTTTGAAGTTACCAATAGCAGTTAGTCCTGCTTCAATTGATGTTTCGTTAAGGTCAGCAGCAGTTGACGGCTCATTCGCAAGTCCACTAGGAGCAGCGATAGTTGGGTGATCAGTGTCTAATAGATACTGTCCATCTCCGCCTGTTCCAGATGAAAATCCGTTGTTTAAAATGTTAGCCGCTTTAATTTGCTTTGTTTGAGCCATAGATCTTGCTAGTGCTTTTGTATAACGCTTAGCGATACTATCATAAAGATTATCCTCAACAGCTTCCTCAGTGATTGAGAAAGCAAGAGCAATTGTCTCATGAGAGTAACGAGCAGTGAATGTCTCGTTCGCGTCGTCATACTGAACACCAGAACCTTCTGGCTTAACAGCTGCTTCACCAAAACCAGATAGCATTACTTCTTCTTCAAAAGCTCTGTCTGAACTTTCTTTGTCGAAGATTTCTAAGTGCTGGTTTTCGTATTGTTTGTACTCAAGTCCGAATAATGCATTCAGACCTGGCTCTAGCTCTTTCGCTAGTTGTTGTCTTGATATAGCCATAATTTATGTCCTCCTGCTATTCTTATACTACGTGAGCTGGTTCTGCGATGAAACATCTCAAATCAGCATTCGTACCATGTGCATTACTTGGAGCTTGAACAAGACCAAGAACTTTCACACCAGTTAAAGTACCTGATGCTGAACTTGGTAAGTCAATCTCATCACCAGAAATCCCAGTAGTGGTACTACCACTATGAGTTTTGATGTGATCTGCATATGTTCCGACATGCGCTTGAGTTGATGCAACTGCTGAATCAGCCTGCGCTTCGTATACTTGATAAGGATCATCATAAAGGAAAACAACTCCCGTTGTAGTCCCTAGTGCTGTCCCATCAAAGTGGTTTTTAAAAGTAGGTTTATTAGTTGATGAGTCATCGTACTTCAACCCTCCCATGACCATAAGGCCTGCATCAGCTGCCGCAGATATATTAATATATCCACTTGCGAACTTTACAAGGTCCCCTTGGTACATAGCGGTAGCATAGTCAGTTTTAATTGCATATTCTGACATTGCACCGTTATTAGGGTTTCCGCCAACTTTCCCACAAGGTTTAAACCCATAGTAGCTATCTACATTAGCCATATGTTTATCCTCCTTAAAGGGTTATTTGTTAGCGATGGATAGGAATCTCAAAAAGATTATTTTGCTTTTCCGGCACCACCAAAAGTTACACGAGTCTGCCTCTCTTGATTGATTGGCATACTTGGGTGCTGTTCCTTCATGAGATCGTTTTCTAAAGCTTCATTGCGATCTTGAGTCATATTTCTAAAATATTCCTCGCGCGACTTTGCGATCTCTTCTGGTATCCTAGCCAGCAATAGGCCACCAACCCCGATCACTCCTGCGTATTTACCGTCAACAACACTTGGATAATCTGAATCTGGATATTCATCTGCTCTTACAAATTCCCATCCGGATCTAATTTTACCAGAGACATTTTTTGAGTCGTCTAAACCCATACTCTCTGCGCGTATCCATCTGTGTCTATAACCGTCTGGCGCAGGCGGTGCATCTAGTGATGATGGAGGAGTCCAAACTTTAGGCTTTTCTGTTTTTGCCCTAGTTGTACTCGCGCGGGAAGATTTCTTTACTACTTTTTTTTCGTTTGTCATGCTTATACCTCCTTCGCGGCTAATTGTTTCGCATACTCTTCAAGTGGCACACCTAATCTTTTAGAAATTGCTACCTGTGATGGTGTGAGTTTCACAGTTTTTCTGCGTCCCTTTGTGGCCGGACGTTTTGCACTTGCAACATTCTGAACAGGAGCTTCGCTCTGTACAGGTGTAGAAACCTCATTATTACCAAATTTGTGAGGAAATGCAACTCTTATTCTTTTATCTACTTCTGAATAATAATCATCAGAAGTAGGGTCAAACCCCTCATCCTCGACTAACTGTCTATGTATGTCAAAAGCGGTATAAGTCATTGCATTATCAGTTCCAAACCAAGAGTTCTTCGCGGACCACTGCTCCGCTTTAGGATCAATTTGCTGTGCAGCTTGATATATATCTTGCTGTGTAGGCATTCCTTGAGCCATCTGAGCATAGTTTTCTTGTGGTTGTTGTACTCTTTGAGCATTCTGTACTCTTTGTTCTTGAACTTGTTTAAGTTGTTTAAGTCTAGCTTCTTCCATGGCCATTTGAGAAATGACTCTTTGAGCTTCAACTTGTCCATCAGCATCACCGTCAGCTATTGATTGTTTTAGTTTAGCATTAGCTGCAGCCATACCTGCTGTAACTTTTTCTTCTAGTTCTTTAGTATAACCAGCTCCAAGTTGCTCATATTGGGCTTTTTGTTTTTGAGCTTGCTGATTGATATTTTGTGCGTAAGCGATTGCTTCTTCTTTTTGCCTTTCGGCTTCTCGCATTCTACGAGTTAGTTTCGCAATTCTTTTATTAACTCCTTCGCTGTAATCGTCGAGCTCTTTTTTCTGTTCGCCATCCGAAACATCCTTGCGCTCATCAGATTGCGCAGGTGCGTCAGCGGGCTGAGTATTATCTTCAACTTGTTCAACATCTATTTTCTCCTCTTCTAGAGATTGTTCTGGTGCTACTGCATCAAGGTCTATCTCTTGGGCCTGCTCTTCTCCTTCTCCGACGTCAACCGTCTTGTCTTCTTCTTGCATAGTTAATTCCTCCTATGAATTACATTGCGTGAATCAAATCTTCGGGATTATCTATTGTCCCTAAGACTTCATCATCGTTTAACATTCTTATCTCGCCACCTTCAATCTCCATACGTGATCCTGCATATCTTGCAAAAACCACCCAATCTTTTTCCTTGCACCACGGACCAGTAGGATATCTTTCTTTGTCTTGATAACAAAGATCACCCATCTTAAGTACGTATCCAACTTGTGTTGCAACACGTGCTCTGTCCAATGTTTCTTGTGCTATAATAATTCCACCTTTTGTTTCTTCTTTAACTTGAAAAGGCATAACAAGTAATCTCCAACCTGTAGGATTTGGGAGTCGTTCTAAACTAGTTTGTTCTGGGGCTTTCTTTGCTTCGTGGTTTGCTATTTTTTTAGCATCTTCTTCTGCGTTATATTTATCTTCTAATGCGTGTGACTTTGTCATTGTTATTTGGCTCCTTTGGTTCTAGCAGGTTAGAGAGTTCCTGATTTATAGCATCTATACCATGTATCTTACCTATTATATATTTGTATTCTTCCATAGTGTCAACCCCTCCGCTTGCTATCGTCTGGACTAGTGTGTCCATCTGATTTTGCATTGCTCTTTTTAGGTTGTATATTATGTTTGCTGGATCTGTAGCTTCTGACATGTTTTTTTTCTTTCCTCCCTAATTGGTCCCAGAACTCATCAAGTGGGTTCTTGGGTTTATCTTCTTCCCCCATAATTTCCCCCAATGTAAAATTAAGTCAATTATTTCTTTTGATTATTTTTAAAGATATCCACGCCCTTGAGTCCGTATATACTGCCGACCACGCCGACAAATAGCATCTGGTACCACATCGGGAGCTGTCCAAACTGAACAAAGAAAGTATCTATTTTTTCTTTAATCATTGGATCATCACTAAAGACACTCCATATTAAAAGTAAAATCGGGAGCGAAATTAAAATAAGAACAAATTCGTCTTTCCATCCTTTGTCGTTTGACTGTCTTACAACCTGTTGATATTCGATTTCCCCTGAAGCCATTTTTTGTGCGTGCATCATGGCTGCATCTGACTCGAGCATTTTGCGCTTCTGTCTATTTTTCATAATGTGTGTGCCAGCGCCAACTGCAAGTTTTAGTACGTCGAATATCATGTGATTATAATATATATTAAACCAACAGCTACAACGACATTAAAAGCCGCCTGTAGTTTCCATTTAGTTGATTGTTTTAGGTTAGGCATTAACCTACGATGATAGCTACAACAATTACAACTATAATCGCTGCACCAATTAGTTTTGTTTTCACAGACATGTCATTCCACTTGTCTACTATTTTTTCTCTGAGTTCTTCGATCATGTGATCCTCCTCTTTTTTTTCTTTTTGCGTTCAGCTTCTGAAATAGCAATCGCAATAGCTTGTTTTTTATTCGTTACTGTTTTTCCAGACTTCCCGCTTTTAAGTTTGCCCATTTTAAACTCATGCATTACTTTTTCAATCTTTTTTTCTTTTTTATTTTTTGACATTAATTAGAAAGATTTAATAATCTTAAGAAATTTATGGTCTTCCGGTGACATCATTCCTGGACCAAAAACCGCATCATCCCTAACACCTGCTTCAAAACTTAAACCAGGAATAAGATCATCTAAACTTCCACCAAGAGTATAATTATATAGTGGGTTATCTTCACCTAATATTTGTGCTCTTATAAAAGCATCTTCATCTGATAACTGAATATTTTTTTCATTATCACCTATATCAATATCCAAAGAACCTAATAAACTTGTAAGATCATCTATACCTGCATAGCCGCCCGGCTCATCAACTAAACCTCTCTTTGGAACAACACCACCAGTATTAAATTCGTGTGTCAAACCAAGTGTTAGACCTGGATCACTAAAACTTGGATCAAAACTAAGAGTTGTGTCGGGACCAATATTAACATTCATCATATCACTCATCTGATCAATTAAACCTGGACTCTCATATCCTGTTTCCATGGTGTCAGGAATACCGTTATTATTTAGATCTGGTCCTAAAGTACTTACAGTTGGATCTAAACTAAATGTTTGATCAATAGTAGACCAACTAGGTTGTTCCACCGTGTGCATTGCTTGTTCTGCTCCTCCGCCGCCATCGTCACTTGGACCAGAGTCCGGTGATTGTCCACCCATAGGTGTACCTACACCTCCATAACTAGTTTGACCAGCACTGGGACTTCCTTGAGATGCTTCTGCCCCATGTCCTCCAAAATGCCCCTCCATTCCATGCACATTAGAACCTGTACGATAACCTACTCGGCCACCTTCGTTATATAAACCAAGCCCTCGCGCAATATCCAGAATACCATGACCACCTTGGTTATAAAGATCAATCAGTTCATTTGTTCCCCAAGTTGATGCCCCCTTTAGCTTCCAAGGCTTAATCCAATCAAAACCTGAATAACCTCCAGGCTCATCTACAAGTCCTCTTTTTGGAACGATACCACCAGTATCAAAAAACTGACCTTGATATGCTGATGAAAAAGGATCATTAGGATCAAGGCCGGTTGGAAAATTCTCTTGTCTATGTTCATCCATTTTAGTATTCAACCAGCCAAGAAAATCTGAAAAGAGATTTGGATTATGATCCGCATCATATGAAGAGTCTGTGCTTATGTCTCCTTTTATATTAGAACCCATTCCAGTTTGATCGTGGGGAGAATAACTGCTAACATAATTACTAGACCATTCATTAGTAACAGGATCAACAGGATCAGTAGGACCTTGTTCCATTGCAGCCATCTCTCTTTGTAAGTTAGCAAACTTTTCCCATTGCTCCTCTTCTCTAGCAGCACGTCTCTTGCCACCTTGGTAGCCACCTACTCCTCCTAAAAGGAGTCCAAGTATTCCAGCCCAATCTGATCTGTCCATACCAAAAGCCATTATTTCCCGCTCTCTTTAATAGTTGCTTGCATATTTTTTATACCGTCCTTTGCTAGTGATACCGCTGCTCGAAGTTTCTGGTGTTTGTCGTTTTCTTCCATTTTCTCTTCGGCAAGCTCTTTGTTTTGCAGCATCTTCATCTTTTCGAGGTTAAGCTTATCTTCGCCTTCCTCTTCTTTTCTTTGGTTTTCCCTAGCCTTAAGATCTAATTCCCTGTCCTTAAGCTTCAATAGAGGATCATTTTCAACCTGATTCAGCACCTCTTTTTCAGCTTCTGCGAATTCTGCCATAAATTCCGAAATAAGTACAGACTTTCTTGCTTCAATCTTCTGTGTCTCATTCTGCATAGTTTGTTGTATCTGTTGCATCTGCGGGCTCTGTGCCATTTGTTGCATAGCTTGTGGATCTTGAGCCATTTGCTGTTGCATTTGCTGTAGTGTTTGTTGCAATTGTTGTAGTCTTTGTAGTTCTTCTCTAAATTCCATTTCAACTTGCTCTGTTGCCATTAGCTGTATGTGTTGCATACAGTTTTGTTGTAACATAGCTAGTGCTTGTGGATTATTACGACATAAAGTCGTACCCATAAACTGTAAGTGAGCTTTCATATGAGATTGGTGATCTTGACCTGGGAAAGCTTGAAACTTTTTACCATTAAGTGCCATTACATTTTCAGTTGCCGGATCTACCGGTTGTGGTGGCATTGGTGGTGGTAATAATGAATCAACATCCTTAACACCTAATGCATCATACATGTGTCTATATGCGAGATATAAATTATGCATTTGTGGATTTGACATTGCTAATTGTAATTCAGTTTGCGCAATCGTGATTCTTTGTGTTTGTGAAAATATATTTGGATCAGCAACTGGAATTATATCTATCTTATCATCAAAGTCTGCTTGGAATATTTGTCTTTGTCCACCAACTACATCATATGGATATTGTGGTGGTAAATAAGTTACAAAACATTTAGCAAGCAACATGAACTCTTGTTTCATTGATGCATACAATCTTTTATGAATTGCACTCATAACCCGCGATCCGCGCTCCAATAACGCGACGGTTGTTCCAACCGCTGCACTTTGATTACCTTCACCCACTTGCATATCTGCAATGCTCGCGAATCGTTGACCTGATTCGACAACCGTGCTCAACAATTGTAGGAGCACGGTGTTTGGACCGTTGAACGGTAAAGGCATGAATGCGTCTTTAAGGTTTCCACCAGGTGCATCAACGTCCCGGAACTCTCCCGGCTGCAACGGTTGAGCTTCGTCTCTGACGCGGATGCCTCGCATTTTGAATCCGGCTGGTAAGTTTGACAAGGTGCCGGCATCTAAAAGTTGTCTTAGTGCGGCTGTGGCAGTTCGTGATAAACCGCCGATCATGTGGATTAAGCCGAACCCGTAAAATCCGAGTCCTGGTAGAAATTTGAAATGCACAAAATAATCTTTTCGTTTTTTAGCTGGATCATTTGGTGCAAAATTACGTCTAATTGATAATACAGTTCCGCTGTCGTCATCAATAGTTACAATATAAGGAATTTTTAAACCTGTTGGTTCTCCTGTTTGTGGGTTCATGTCTTCAAACCCTTCAATATCTAAATTAACATGACACTCTAATAAAGTGTGAATATCTTCAATTATACTTTTTGATGTTCCTTGAATTTCGTCTTTTGAATCTCTAACTTCATTAGCTGCGTCTTGTGAACCTTTACCTAAATCTATATCAGCATAAAAACCAGTTAGCTGTTGTCTTTTTAGTTCGTTTGCAGAAATTTTAATTGTATGAATAATTGTATCAGCTTCATCGAGTGATGTTGCTGTATAAGGTACAACTAAATCTTCAGCAGGTACAAATTTTGAAACACATCTTCCAAGAGCTGCATCATAATAAACTTTTTTAAATGTAGAACCTGATAATGGTAAATTGAACAACATTTGATCAAATTCAGGTTCATATTCTTTCATCTCACACATCATTTGATAATTCATGTATTCTCTTACACGATCAGACTGTTTTTCTTTTTGATCATTAATAACACCAACTATTCTAGTTCTAACTGGACCATCAGCTGGAAGTAACTCTTTATAAGCTAAAGACTGAAACTGTGTGACTGCTTCTGCTAAAACTGGGTGTGTGGCCCCACTAGCACCTTGGAAAGGGTCTGATCTGTTCTCGTATTTGAATCCAAGTAGATCTAAACCTTTTGTATATGTATCTTCCCACTCGGATCGCGAACCCTTGTACTCTTGATACTCACCTTGAAGATCTGATGCAATTCTAGATTGTATTCCGTCTTCTAAAAAATCTACTAAGTTTGCATCGTGCTGTTGACCACCTTGCATAGCCATTGCTGATGGATCGAAATCTATTTCTGCTCCACCATCATCGGTTAATTGTATATCAATATCATCTGGTCCCAAAGGTGGTCCTGCTTCAAGTTCTACCTCTTCATCCAAAACCTGCTTTGGTACTTTGATTTGATCTTCTAATGCTCTATCTATTGCCATTACTTACTCCTAAATAAACTACCTACCCCAATTTGTCCACCCATTGCTTTTTTCGTACGTGGTTTGAATGGAAGTATCTTTGCTGTGCCTTTTATTTTTCCAAGATCATAATAATCTCTTAACTGACGAGTTATTCCTTTAGTATCAAACTTATCAGATGTTTTAGCCATACCTTCTTCCAAAATCTTTAAAATTTTCTCTCTTTGAGGCGTATTTAATAAACCAAGTTCTTTACCAGATAAAATAGATTCATATTGTTGAACTAGTGCTCTTAAATCACCTGCATCTATATTCGCGTCAGTTTCTATTCTTATTACTTCTTCAATGTGATCAAAATTACTTGCACCTCTGTTTGTAACTTTTTGTCTGTGTATTTGTTTCGAGCCCCATGGTCTTATTCCTTTTTGTGCAAGTTTAGCTGCTTGCATAATTCCTTCACCAAGTAACTTTCCACCTGCAAACATTCCAACTCTTCCACCGTCTGCATAATCTTCACCAAACTCTTTTAATAGTTTCATCATATTTTCTTGTTCTTTTGTTATGACTCGTGGTAGTCGTCTTCCAAAGAGTCCATATTTTCTACCCCATCTAGGATTCATAACTCCGGCCGCATCCTCTTTAGTAAATTTAGATCTAGGTGATCTTTTAAAAAGATAATCTATATCTCCTATTTTATATTTACCCCCGGTTCTTCCTGTAACTTTTGCTAGTTTAGCTGCTTCTTTAATTGCTCTCCAAAGGTATCCTATACCTCTATATGCTAAAGGTATTCCGCCTGTAAACATTCCAACTCGTCCACCCATATTAAAACCACTATCGCTTCCTTCTGATCTATACAACCATCTTAAATAAGATTCTGTTCCTTCTGGATCAGCTTTCATGTGTTTTTGTAATTTAGGATTATCATAAAGTGCATTAGCTCTAAACTTTTCATAATCAATTAAGTCTAGTAAAGCAGTTTTCATCTTGTCATTGTATCGTGGTGAATTCTGTATCATATCTTCTAATTGATAAATGTCTTCAAGATCAGTAGCCTCGTTCCGCGTTATGTTTTTAATTTGCTCCATATCAGCAATAGCATCCGCCCTATGTCCTGTTTGAAAAGGTCCTGTCTTAACCATTTTTCTTTCTAATGCAGGATTTATCATTCTTAATAATGAAGATAAACCACCTCTAAACAAACCAACTCTTCCGCCTTTTGCATTTGGTTTTCTTGTTGGATCAATTAGTATTGGGAAATCATCTATAATCGTTCCTTTATTGGATTGTACTTTAAGTCTATACTCTTCAATAGCTTTTTGTATTTTTTCTGCGTTTTCCCAATCCCCTTTTTTTGCAAACTCTTCCATCCTATTTGTCATCATTGTAATTTGATTTGCTGCAGCATTCATTTGTTTACTTTGTAATCTAACTTTATCAAGTTGCTCATCAGCAGCTGCTCTTATTCTACCCATCATCCCCCTATCATAAGCAAAATCTATATCTTCTGGAGAAACATTTTTATTAGTCTTAATGTTGTCAACAACTTCATCTGCATGTTCATCAATGATACTAGGAGGTTTATCATATATTTTCTTTTTTGTTATAGGATTAACATTATCACTCATTTCACCCCAACGGTTTTTATAAAGATCAGGATCACCTGGTCCACCTGGTAAGTCGGTACGTTTTTTATTACCCATCTCAATTTGTTGACCTAACTTAGGAATCTTATAACGATCCGCGGCCCCCGCTCCACGTCTATTGAAGCTAAGTGGGTGTGCCTGTAGTCTATCGCTACTCATATAACGAGTCTCGAGTAAATTAACTAAATCATCTTCAAACCTATCACCTTGAGGACCACCTGGAAAAAATTGTTTTTTCTTCCATGCATTTCTAGTTATTTCTACTGATTCTTTAACTTGTTTCTCTCCAAACTCTTCTAGTAAGTTATTGAAGAAAACTCTTGTTCCGAATTCTGGATCTTTGGTTGGAGTTTTAAATAGTGCTGGAACCTCTTCACCTCTTTCTTTAAAGAGACTGCCTATGCCTTTTAATAGTTTTTTAATAACTTTTACCTTAGCCATTAATAATATGTTCTCTCCTGTGATGGTAGAGGTTCATCTTCATAGTCGTCGGGATGTTGCACAAAACCACCTTGTCTAAATCTCATTACGGCTTGAGTCATGCTGTCCACTAAGTCATCATGTTCACCTAGCGGGAATGCAGCGCATTCCTCAATTACCTCGTCTGCAAACTTTCTGTCAGGATACCAAATTACCCCTGCCTCAAATAAAGGCGCTACAGAGTTTACCCTTGTATGTTTATCATTTCCTTTGCTCGGTGTAAAGTTAATAACTGGTATACCCATTTTTCTTAATTCATATGTTAAAGGTAATCCAGATGCCTTTGCTTCCACGATCACCGTTTCGGGTTTCCAGTAGTCATATTGCTCTTTTGCTTTTTTTCTAAGCTCGGGGAACTCGTATCGGTCTTTTATTGAGTCAACTAAGATTAAATGGGCTTCAGTTTCCACTTCATTTGGGTAAAATACGCCCCAAGTGGTAATTGCACTAAAATCGGCCGTCTCTTTCTTCATAAAAGCCGTATCATAGCTCTGAATTACATGTGCAAGTGGTGGTAACTCGTCTTTTGGCCATTTTTTCCACCATTCACGCTTAATTATGCTTCCTTCGGCTGAAGTTGGGTTCTGTTGGTACTGAGCATTCCATTTTAAGACCGAAACTGACGCTTTTACCGCCTCAAGTTCCTCAATTTTCCAATATCCGGGCCAAACTGGTTTTCCAGAAGGTAAAATTGCAGGAAATTCGATTACTTCCCACTGATCTGCTTTAGGTTCTTTTTGTGCTTTTATTAATTTTCCAGTTAAGTCTGCAACAGACCAACGAGTCATAACGACTATAATTCTTCCTCCAGGTTGCAAACGTTGTCGTGGACCTGATGTATACCACTCATAAACACGATCATATGAAGCAGGATTCATTGCATCTTGCTCAGAATGCGGATCATCAATGATTAAAAGGTCCGCGCCACGACCTGTAATTGAACCACCGACACCGGCTGCATAATATTCACCACCTTGGGCCGTTTCCCACTTACCAGCGGCTTGAGAATCTTCTCTTAAACGCGTATTAAAAATATTTTGATAATCTTCTTGGTCAATTAGTGTTTTTGCTTTCCTACCGAACCTAACAGCAAGCTCCGCGTTGTTTGTAGCTTGGATAATTTTTAATGTTGGGTTGTTTCCAATCATCCATGCAGGTAAATAGTTTGATGCAAATTCAGATTTCGTATGACGAGGTGCCATATTGATAATTAATCTTTTTAAATCTCCGTTTGCTACACGATTAAATTTCTCAGCCATAATTTTATGATGTTCACCTTCAATGAATTCAGGCCACATGTGTTTTACGAAAGCTAAGAAGTCATCGCGGACACTTTGATCCTTCTTTTTTTGGTCAAGCAGGAGTGCTGTCTTTAAATATTCTTTTTTAGTATCTGATGGGAGATTATCTATCTGTTCTGGTGTTAGCATTTGAAAAAAATTTTCTATAAAATTTTTGCACTTCCCTTTTTAAAAGTGAAAACGAATTTAGCACATATCTATCTCCAAATCAAACTATAAGGGGAAGAATTGGGACCCCTTTATATAGATTTCCGGGGTGGGGGGTAGGTGAACGCTCAAGTCGTGAGATTTCAAGCGGGGCCCCTTTTTCTTCGAAAGGCCGCAAGGCCGCAAGTCTGCAAGCTGCTGGGTCATCACCTTCTATGAGTTTTGGTCAGATATGAAAGCTAGAAGGTGATGATAAATATTAGGACTTACAGATATAATCTACCATGCCTAATAAATTAGTGTGCTTGAGATTGGTCAGTAGACACAACAACTGTATCGTACTTTAATCTCTCAGCAATCTTTTGTTCTCTCGTCATAGTTTTATTCTTCATGCCTTTTAACATACTAGCGAGATTTTGTGGGTTGTAGATTGTTAAGCCTGATGAATTAGTCTTAATTAAATCTGCCTCATCACACTCTACTCCGAGTTCATTCATTAACTCAACACCCTCAGTTAAATAACGATATGCTTTTAAGCCCATAGCCATAGCTTTCTTTTGTGCAGTTATCGTATCTACCCAATTTGCGTGAGCCGAGATAAGCATAGCTTTCTTCTTCTTAAACATTTGGAAAGTTTCAAACTCAGCTTTAGTACAAGCAATAGTTCTAGACCTACAATGGCTCGTGCCAATTATATCCAAGTACCATTGTTCATCAAAGCCCTGAACAATTCCAACATTATTATCTCTACCAGAATTATATCTATTATAACTATGATAACCTAGTGCTTTATCGTTAGCCTCACAATGTTGTGTTTTGTGTGGGTTGTCCTGATTGTCAGCTTGTTGTGGATAAATGTCAGGGTTGCAATCTTGTGCTTTTAATTCATCTCGATACAAAGCATAAGCAAACTTTCTACCACTATCATAACTATCATACTCGCCATTATTACAACTACCATACAAACCAAAGTCAAAATGTTCAGAATAATCATTTGAATAATCATCTTCATCTTTTTCATCAACATCATTTGCATAAGAGAAATAAAAACATTTATCTTTAGCAACAACATCTAATGGTGAGCCATATTTTTTCTTGAGTGTTGTACAAGTTTCCACATCTTCTTGAGGATATGCTCTAGATACAACTTCTTTAGCAAGTGCAAAAGTATCTTCATACAAATCATGTATATCTGCTTTTGCATCTAAGTAGGCTTGTTTTTCTTGAGTGTCCTCTTGTTCTGCGTGTTCGATATAACGATTAAGGATTTTCTTCCTATACTCGTCATTCATTCTTAATTTAGCCATATTATATTCCTTTCTTTATGGTTATTCTGGGATATTAACAGAATCACGATTTTGTGCAAGTAAAATGTTGTATATCTGGGGAATATTTTCGCCTATCCAATCATACATACAAGCTTGAGAATGGAAGAATGGGCCGTATTCTACTGGATTTAATCGGCGCACAGTTTCGCACCATTGCCCACTCCATTCATAGTGAGTGGGCTCTCCGTCGCGTCGCCACTCACCCTCGCGCTCAATCGCGTCTAACATTGAGTTCAATTCTTCCTCAGTATTCGCGTAGACCATTCTATAGTTTTTACTAGTCGCATAACCCCATTTATAAAATTTCTTTTTACAATTTGGATTTTGGCAAATATAAGCCTTGCCATTTCTAAATGCTCGAGTTTCCATTAGTGTACCCCCTCACTTGTTGCAATTTTAGGAACATAACCTCTAACAGTAAAAATATTGGTAAAGGTTCTATATCCGTCTATTGTGTGTTCTTCGTTATCTAGTGCAACGCAAGTAATCGCTAGTTTATTATTTTTAGTCATCCAGATTTTACTTTTGTTATCCCAATAACATCTGCGTTCTTCTATATCATCTCTTTTCTTGCAGTAGTGTACAATATAGAAGTGGTCTACTTTTTTAAATTGTCCAATCAATCGTTCTGAAAATTCTTCGAATGTTGGCTCTAGTTCTTCGTTTGTTATATCTTCAATCATATCTTTATCCTTTCTATTAATTGATTCGTTTTTATATCATTCCCCCTTGTAATTGTCAAACACTTTCCCATATAAATAATTGTGCTGATAGCTATTCAGAGCAGCCCTCTGAACTTAGGCACCGCCAGCCATCGAGTGCGAGAGAGTTATCTCGAGAAGTGGCGTTAAACTACTAGACTCTCAGGCCCTTACCGCCAGCACCGGCCGGTCTAAAAGAAATGCCTTTCTGCGGTTGGGGCCACGCGGTCCGGAGTTTTTTCGCTATGCGCAATAACCCCTCCAGGCCGCAAGCCTCAAGCCGCAAGCGCACAAGGCCGCAAGCAAAAAAGATTTGACAATGAAGCATGAATATGGGATAAAATGATATACGCACGTTTACTGGGGCCTTCTTGCGTTAACTACTAAAAGGCCCCAACAAATGAAAGGAAACAATATGACATACGAAGGAAAAAGAATATACGATGGCGCCATTCAAAATATTAAGAAGGGCGACAAATTAATAGTTGATAACGGACTGGGACAATGCAGCGCTATAGCTGTAGAGTCTGGACGGCAGGGTAAGGGCGCTAAGCGCACGCTGATGGTGGACCTGAAGGCCTCTGAGGTTGGTTTCTTTGATGAGATCGGATCAGTCTACGCCACTGAAGTTCTATGGCACCTGGAACCGGATGCCTAACACATCAAAATATAATAGTAAGCTGCTGCGGGACGAAGCGCCCGCGGCGCCTGCTTCCCGGACCGGGGTGATTGGAACAGTTAACCCGTACTGGCTGTGGCAGGCAGAAGAGCGCAAGCCAAGCACCGCGCGCCGGGCTCGGGGCTGGGCGAACAGGCGCAAGCGAGCAAGCTCACAAGCGAGCAAGCGAACAAGCGCTTGACACCGGGCCATGAATATGGGATAAAGTGATATAATTAGAAAGGATAATATCATGAATGAATCTAAATTAAGAAGACAAATAGAAATATTAAAACTGGAGCGTGACGAATGGCGCAACCGATGCAAAAAATTAATAATCGAGGCACAACAAAGCCCAACTAAAAAATGGAAGTTAAATAAATTTACCATGAATGAAGACGTATACATAGAGGACAAAGACCAATGAACGCGGCGCAACGGAAGCTAATCACTGGCGGGCTGTCGAAGCCCTCCAAAATGCCAGGCTATGCTTATAACCTGCCGGCGATACACTGTAAGACAGGCAGCAAGCTGGCCCAGGTGCCGGGGACCACGTGCCACGGCTGCTACGCATTAAAGGGCCGCTACAGGTTTCCAAACGTAATGGACGCTATGATGAAGCGCCTTGCCAGCATCACCCGGCCCGACTGGGCCCGCACCATGGCTGCAGATATAAACGCGCGCCAGTCGCGCTTCTTCCGCTGGCATGACAGCGGCGACATCCAATCAGTTAAACATCTATTGAAAATATTCCAGGTCTGTCGCATGACGCCAGACGTGGCGCACTGGCTGCCCACACGGGAAGCCGGGCTCCTTTCTAAGATACCAGCGGCGCGCGTGCCGGCGAACCTCACTATCCGCCTGTCGGCAACGAAGGTTGATGGACCTGCACCGCGCAGCTGGGCTCTAACGTCTACAGTAGTAACAGCAGGCCGCACGTGCCCGGCCCCTGATCAGGGGAACGAATGCAAGAGCTGCAGGGCCTGTTGGGACCAATCAATAAAGAATATTGCCTATGGTAAACACTAGACCGGGGTACGTGGCGCCCGGTCAGAGTGTCGACGAAGCTTATAGAAGATGGAATATGAAGCTAGTGCGCAGGCGCAAGCTCCGGGGCACAGGCCTCAAGCAGCAAGCGATCAAGCGGTCCAATCAGGAATAATATAGGTAACAAGCAAGCGTTCAAGCTCGGATAAGGATTCAAGCGGCAAGCGTACAAGCTCACAAGCGCTCAAGCCGTGGTCCGCAAGCTCGCGCACCGCGGAGCCTGGATAAAGTTTCGGGCATCGGGCATCGTGGGCCTGGATAAGGATGAATGTGTTCGTGGGATGCTTGACATGGAACGCTATTTGGTGTGGCGAAAATGTCACTTTATTACTTTTTGTTACTTTTAGCTCAACTGTAAAAAATCCCCTGTTTTCAGTGTATCCAATAAGGTCAGGAAAGCCAAAAGATGCCCAAGATTCAATGCGTGTCCATAAAATATTAGGGGTATTTTTCTTAACTCTTTGCCAAAGTTTTGATTCAGGTTTCAAAGTAAAAGTAATATTAATAAAATGAGTAATGCTTTATCTATTTTCTCAGGTGGTGGATTAAAATTCCAACCCACTACTGCACCAATATAGCACAACGATATCTTTCTTTTGCTCCAATTATCTTGTTTGGTATTAACTTAATAGTCTTAATGTTAAACTCTTTTTGTAATGCATTGCGACCTTCAGGAAGAATAAGCATCATCTTAGCGCCAGCTCCTTCTGCACTCTCTGCAAACTTAGATAGTATTTGTAGTGTCTCGGATACCGACCAATAGATATGTCCTGGTGTTTTTAAATCTTTCTCAAGAATATTATATTTAATATCCTCCATAGCCTGATCAAACAGAGCGTCCTCTTCCTTAGTTAGCTTCTGGTTTAATTGATCTCTTTCAAAGGTAGAATTAGCAGTAGTATGTGTATCATACTTCTCAATGTTCTCCTTAATCTTATCCTTCTTCCTCTCCTTAGCCACCTTGTCTTTATAGTCTATTATCTCAACCATATTTATCTCCTTTTTCCCTGCCCCCTATATTTTTTAAACGATCTTCTCTTGCTCTTGTTCATTGAACTCATCTTTGGATTTCTACCAATACTTGTACCATGAAAAACTGCCTCATGCTCTTGGTAAGATTTCCACCTTCTAGCCATCTAACGCTTCCAACTGATTTAATATATCAAGTGTTTCTAAATTCTCTTTAACTTCTCCTTGACAACACTCATCCATATTTTTTCCACAATGCTCACACTGATAGTGTCCGTGCACATTAAGTACTCCTGTAAGTTTAGTACAAAAAGGACAACGGGTTAAATAACTATTAACTGTTGGATCCATCTGTAACCTCCTGGAAATCTCCTTCGACTAAAACTTTATTTTCTTCGTATATTCTTTTCATTTTTTCCTCTAATTGTTCAATAGATAAATCTTCTAGTTTACCAGTCAAGCTTATCTTTTGTTCAATGTAGAGGCCTGCCGCCTTTCCTCTCGCAACTTCCGCATTTGTAGCTGCGCTGAAAGCTCCCTTTGATAAAGCTTCTTGGCGTATACGACCGAGTTCTGTGATGTGTTTCTCAAAAGTAACTTCATACTTCTTCTGTACCTCAGCCCTGAGTTCGCCGATGTGTTTGACAACGAGGGGAAACTTGTTCGGATTGCGGAGCTCAGACGCTCTAACATGTGCTGAACCTTCAGCATAACCTGCTTCAATAGCACATTCAGTTGGTGTTTTACGTCCTTCATTATATACCAGCAATTCACAAAATTTCTTTTGTTGTTCAGTTAATAGTTTGGGTAAGCCCATAATGTTAGTATAAGTAAATTTACGTTAGATTACAAGATAGGAATAGACCAGATAAATAAGGACATCAAGATAAAAATTAGTAGATATATTTTAATTTCCATCAATTTTTTCTGCCCTAATGAAAAGTCTTAATATAAATTTTATAAATCTTTTAATGTGTCCTAATACAAACTCATTTAAAAACCACCTAACTACACGCATCACAATAAGAATAGGACTAGATAAAACATCAAACACAACAAGAGATATATCTACTCCTGTATCTACTATATTATCTAAATTAAAATATTTCTTAATTCCCCGTTGGGTTTTCTGTGAGGATTTTGACAATTCTCTTCCTCCCCATATCCATCTCGACCTGGGCCTCCACCTGAACGCACTGCATGAATATTCCCTCTTGATCGGGTCCTATGTTTTGCATAGCCACGCGCTTGGTCTTAAGACAGTCGGCCATTCCCTCAGTCGGCACCGTCTCTATTATGGAACCGTTAGTTATAAGTAGTACTGCGAAAAGTGTCTCAATCATGTGATATTCCATTCTGTCTTATCTTATCAATTAACATTTCAACATCTATCATACGTTCTTCTATAAATTGTATTTGCATATTTAATTTTGAAATTTCAGGGATCTCTCTATTAACATGAGTACGAAGTTCTTCTTGTGTTTTTGACAGCCATTCCACCAACATGAAGAGCTCGTTTATCTGTGGACTGACCATGGTGCCTTTGGGGACGCCGCTAATAAAATCGTTTGCTGCTTCCATGTCTTGTGCCATTAGCTGTTGGGTTGTCTCCAGCTTGTTTAATCTTTCCTGTATCGAGAAGAAGCTCATAGTGCCTATTGCGACTGCAGCTAGGATGGCTAAAAGGTTACGAGCCGGGAGTGAAATTTGCGTCGAGTCTGAGAGTTTCATAGTATCCTATTATAAACCAATATAATAATAGCTAAATAGAAAAAATAGGCACCAAATCCTGATAAATCGTACATCATATTTCCGGTCCTAAAGGTTCTTGTACTGAATACCGAGATTCGCAGAAGTACTCAAAACCCTTCATATTTCCCTCTTTATTGTGATTTTTTATTAAATCTAAGGTTAACTGAACCTTATTCTGAAAAAGAAATTCTTGACAAGTGGCATTGCTGTCGAAGGTCGCTTTATCATACTGAGTATAAACGACACTATCTGTCCCTGAGAAGAATAACATTGCTGTGATGATGAAGTACATAAGACCTCACTATCATTTTTTCTGATTGTTCTTAAATATATCCACGCCCTTGAGGCCGTATATCGAGCCGACGACGCCGACAAATAGCATCTGGTACCACATCGGGAGCTGTCCAAACTGAACAAAGAAAGTATCTATTTTTTCTTTAATCAGTGGATCATCACTAAAGACACTCCATATTAAAAGTAAAATCGGGAGCGAAATTAAAATAAGGACAAATTCGTCCTTCCATCCTTTGTCGTTTGACTGTCTTACAACCTGTTGATATTCGATTTCCCCTGAAGCCATTTTTTGTGCGTGCATCATGGCTGCATCAGACTCAAGCATCTTACGCTTTTGTCTGTTTTTCATAATATGTGTACCAGCACCAACGGCTAGTTTTAATACATCTAATATCATACTAATACCTCACAAAGTAAAATAACTAACACAACAATTACTGCAACATTAAAACCTGCTTGTAATTTCCACCGTGTAGTATTTTTATTTAAAAATTTTAAATTCATAGATTATCTCCCTTCCATTTTTGAACATCAAAAGAAGGGCATTCTTTTTCACTTATTTCATTATGACCAATAACTTTAGCTTCAGGAAAATCAACTAACAACTCTTTAACTGTTGCTAATAAACTAGTCCATTGTTGTGCAGTAAAATTATCTTCAGCAGAATTATCTTCAGCCATGCCACCCACCAAGCACAAACC